AGGAGTATTTAATTTTGATACATCAGGTAACGGAGGAAATTCGTTCAAGCTTGCTTTATATACTAGTATCGCTGGATACAGTGCAACGTCGACTGTGTATCAAACAGGTAACGAAGTTAGTTCATCTGGAACATCATACACAGCGGGTGGAAACGCATTAACAAATAATGGTGTTGCTGGAACAACAACTGCATTTGTTGATTTTCAAGATTTAACTTTTCCCTCTGTAACGTTAACTGCTGCAGGAGCTGCTATTTATAAAACAACTGGGGGCGGAAACGAGCTTGTACTAGTTCTAGATTTTGGTGGAAATAAAACAGCAACTAATGGAGATTTTATTATTCAGTTTCCTACTGCTGATGCATCAAGCGCTATTATTAGATTAGGCGACGCGTAATATTAAGGATTTAAATAAATGGCTTTTGTATTAAATGACAGAGTAAAGCA